GGAAATTGACCAGATTAAAACTGATATTGAAGAAATAAAATTTTTATTAAAGGAGATTATTAATGGATCCAAATAGTATCAAACTTGAAGATATTAATAAATTATTTGAATATGAAATGCAATCTAGAGAAATTGATGAATGTAATGATATTGAAAAACTTAAAATGATGTTAAAAATATCTATCAAGTTGTACATGAAGCAACAAGAGGTTATTAGAGAACTTGGATTTGGTGAAGTATAAATATATTTTAGATCCTGAAGTTTTTTTATAAATGGCAGCTGTTTATGTAAGTAATCTAGTTGTAAATACTGGTACTACATTTACTCAAACTTTTTCACTAGAAAATAGTGATTCTAGTTCTATTCTAAATTTGAGCGGATACACTGTCTCTGCTCAGATGAGAAAACATGCTGGTAGTTCATCATATACATCATTTTCTGCCTCTGTAGTGAATGCTACAGCGGGGACAGTTAGAGTTGGATTGGGAACTACAACGACTGCCTCCTTAAAACCAGGTCGTTATGTTTATGATGTTTTAATTACTGACAATGCGGGAGTAATAACCAGAGTTGTTGAAGGATCTGTTCTCGTCAGAGAAGGAGTAACTCGCTAATGGCAGACATTAGAGTTAGAGTTGGCGCACAAAACGCAATCAAAGTAGTTTCGTCATTAGCAGGAACTAAAGAAATTTCTTTAGGTGATCTAACGGACGTTAATTTACCACCAGCCCTTTTAAACGGAATGGTTCTCGTGTATAACGCAACAACATCAAAGTGGGACGCAACATTAGAATTAACCCCAGGCGTATCCCAGAATTTAGACATCAACGGAGGTAGCTTTTAATGGCAAGTATTATCAGGATTAAAAGATCCTCTGGTACTAGTTTACCTGGAAGTCTACAATGGGGTGAATTAGCTTATGTAACCGGTATTGGTAGTGCTACTGGGACTAGTCAATATAGAGATAGAATTTATGTTGGAGACGATGGAACTAACGTAATATCTGTTGGTGGACGTTACTATACGTCCATGATGGATCACGTTCCAGGTACTATTGCTGGAGTAACGAATACAAGAAATAGTGATGGTGGTATTATCGCTGTTCTTGACAGTAGTAGAAAAGTCGATCAATGGAACGTTGATAATTTAAGATTAGACGGAAATACTTTTTCTTCACAAAATACTGATGGTGATATTGTATTAGATCCAAATGGAATTGGTCAAATCAATATTGTTGACGATACCTATCTTAGTTTTGGTAATGATAAAGATGTAAAACTGAGATACGATGAAGCGACTGATGATAGATTTGAAATTGAAGGGGCAGACTGGGCATTTGCTAATGGTGTTGCTATTAACATTGGTGATGTAACAGACTCAACAAATAAAGACAATGGTGCTTTAGTTGTTGAAGGTGGCGTTGGTATTGAAAAAAATCTCAATGTAGGTGGAAACGCCACTGTTGCCGGTGTTTCAACTTTTACTGGAAGTGTAAGAATTGGTGATATAAAGGTTGAGCAAAATATAATCTCAACCGTTCCTGGATCAAGTGGAATTCTTTATATTGACCCATATCCCGATGGGTTAAGTAATGAAGGTACGGTTGTTATCAAGGGTGACCTGCAGGTTGACGGTACAACAACTTCTGTAAATTCTACAGTTGTATCAATTAATGATCCAATTATTGTTCTTGGTGATGTAACCAGTAAGAGAACAGTAATGGCACCAGTTGTCACTGGTGTTTCAACAATTACTCTTGACTCTGTAGCTGGTATTAATACTGGAGACCTTATCCAAGGAAGTGCTTCGTTACCTAATAGTGGTCTGACTACTATTACTGCTTTTAATAATACAACCAAAATTGTTACAATTCAAGGTACTACAACAGGTGGTATTAGTACAACTACACAATTAACAATTACTCACGCATTTGATACTAATACTGATCGTGGTGTTGCATTTGATTACAATACTGGCGTAGGAACTGCTAACAGTAAGACTGGATTCTTTGGTTATATTGATGGTAATAATGTTGGTAGTGCTGCTACAGCAAGATCTTGGACTTATATTCCAGATGCTGTCATCACATCACCTGGAATTGTAACAGGTACAAGGGGATATCTTGATATTAAAGGTATCTATTATCAGACTGGTGACTTTAACACTCATGGTGTTGTTTATTTTGATGCTGATGGATTACAGACTTCAACGAATAATCCATCATCACCAACGATTACGTCAAAGCAAATTTTGACTGCGATTACTGAAGTTAATTTAACATTTGGTAGTTCAACATCAGTTACTGCAGGTGATCTAATTTTACAAGAAACAACTGGCGCTTATGGTGTTGTTAAAACTACGGTCAACGCATCAACAATCACCTTAGTTGGTGTTGAAGGAACCTTTAATACTATCAATAACTTATTGAAAAATGGAAGCACAATGGCGCTTTCACCATCTACTGTGACAACCATATATACAAATAAACCAACTTGGACTTCAACTCTTGATGGGGGAACATTCTGATCTATGACAAATCAAAATAATGAAGTTGATGTGAATGTTTTGATTAAATTATATAATCAAAGATTATCAACTCTAACAAATCAAAATATTTTATTAGAGGCAAAGGTACAAACATTATCTCAAGATTATTTGGATCTACAAAAAAAATATAATGAATTGTTAATTTCCAGTCAGACAGAGGAAAAGTAAAATGGCAAAACCAGCAAGTAGACAAGAACTTATTGACTACTGTCTAAGAAGGCTAGGTGCCCCTGTATTGGAGATTAACGTTGATGATGACCAAATAGACGATTTAGTGGACGACGCCCTCCAGTACTTCCAGGAGCGTCATTTTGACGGTGTTGAGAGGATGTATTTGAAGTATCAGTTAACTCAGGCGGATTTGGATAGAGGTAGAGCAAAGGGCACTAGTGGTGTTGGCATTGTAACCAGTACTGCCACATCTACAAATATAAGTGGTTATGGAACTACCACATCAAGTTTCTATGAAACTTCTAATTTTATTCAAGTTCCAGACTCTATTATTGGTGTAGAAAGAATATTTAAATTTGACACTAGTTCAATTTCTGGTGGTATGTTCAGTATTAAATATCAGTTATTTTTAAATGATCTCTATTATTTTAATTCTGTTGAACTTCTCCAATACTCAATGGTAAAAACTTACCTAGAAGATATTGATTTTTTACTAAGCACAGACAAACAAGTAAGATACAATAAAAGACAAGATAGATTGTACCTTGATATTGACTGGGGAGCACAGTCTCTCGGAACATATCTTGTTTTAGATTGTTATAGAATTTTAGATCCAAACACCTATACCGGTGTTTACAATGATAGTTTTTTAAAAAAATATTTGACCGCCTTAATTAAAAGACAGTGGGGTCAAAATCTAATTAAGTTTAGGGGTGTTAGACTTCCAGGTGGAATTGAATTGAATGGAAGAGAGATATATGAAGATGCAGAAAGGGAGTTAGAAAGCATTAAACAAGTTATGTCTCTTGAATATGAACTTCCACCTTACGACTTTATTGGATAATGGCACTAAATCCCTTCTTCTTACAAGGATCACCCAGCGAACAAAGACTCGTACAAGATCTTATCAATGAACAGTTGACGATCTACGGTGTAGAAGTCACGTATATACCAAGAAAGTTTGTAAGAAAACAAACCATTATTGAAGAAATACAATCTTCAAGATTTGATGATAATTTTTTAATTGAAGCATATGTTAATACTTACGAAGGGTATTCTGGTGCTGGAGATATTCTAACTAAATTTGGAATGAGTTTGAGAGATGAACTTGTTATAACAATATCTAAAGAAAGATTTGAAGATTTCATTGCTGCCTTTTTAGCAGCAATGCCAAATGATGAAATTGAATTGTCAACAAGACCTCGTGAAGGGGATCTTGTTTATTTTCCATTAGGTCAAAGACTTTTTGAAGTTAAATTTGTAGAGCATGAGCAACCTTTTTATCAACTAGGTAAGAATTATGTTTATGAATTGAAGTGTGAACTATTTGAATATGAAGATGAGGTTCTTGATACGACGATTGATGAGATTGACACTACTATTCAAGATATTGGATTCATAACTACTCTAAACTTGATTGGACTTGGCAGAACTGCTACCGCCAATGCCAATCTTAGTGCGACTACAGGATACATTAAACAAATTTTCCTTAATAATGATGGTAGTGGATATACTGGAACACCAACTGTAGCAATTTCTACAGCACCATCTGGTGGAATTAATGCTACAGCAGTTGCGATTACAACAAGTAAAGCAGGTGTTTATTCTATAGATCAAATAATTCTAACAAATGCCGGATCTGGATATATTACTCCACCAATTATTACAATTACTGGAGGAAATGGCATTGGTGCTGCTGCCACATGCTCAATAGAATCCGAAGTTCGTGGTGTAATTAGTTTTACAATGACCGACACTGGAGTAGGATATTCAACTGTCCCATCAGTCTCAATTGCTTCCCCTGGAATTGGAACCACAGCAACAGCAGTAGCGATCATTAATCCAGACACTGAAGTTTCTTCACTAAGAGTAGTAAATCCAGGAGTTGGTTACACTGTTACACCTACGGTTACAATAGCAGCACCTCCATTAATTACTGGTTTAGGAACTTATAGATTTAATGAAGTTGTAAGAGGACTAACTTCAGGTACAGAAGGAAGAGTTAAATCTTGGGATTCAGATACAAAAGTTCTTAAAGTTTCTATTGTTGGTATAGGAACAACGGTAAGTGGATTCATTCCTGGAGAAATTGTTATTGGGACAGCATCTACAGTTTCAGCAGCATCCACCTCTGATGGATATGCTTTGTATACTGTTAAATCTTATGATCACAGAGACATATATGATAAATATGAACAAAACGATGAAATTGAAGAAGAAGCAGACACCTTCATAGATTTCTCACAGACAAATCCATTTGGAAATTACTAATGTTAGGGACTTATTTTTATCACGAAATCATTAGAAGGACTGTCATTTCTTTTGGCACAATTTTTAATGATATTCATATTCGTCATAGAAACTCTGATAATGGAGAAATAAGTGATATGAGGATTCCTCTGGCATATGGTCCAGTTCAAAAGTTTTTAGCAAGAATTGAGCAGCAACCAAATTTAAATAAAGCAACTCAAATATCTTTACCAAGAATGTCGTTTGAGATGAACTCAATTCAGTATGATCCAACCAGAAAGGCAGGAGTAACTCAAACTTTTAAGGCGTCTGACGGTAATAAACTAAAAAAAGTTTATATGCCCGTCCCTTA